TCGTTTCGGCGTAATTTTCAGCAAACGATCAAAAGTGGTGAAAAATATCGTTGACTCATCGCGCCAGGTAAGTAGAATGCAACGCATCGAACGGCGGCACTGATTGCCAGACGATAATAAAATCAAGTGATTAACTGATTGCTTGATGAATGCGGGAATAGCTCAGTTGGTAGAGCACGACCTTGCCAAGGTCGGGGTCGCGAGTTCGAGTCTCGTTTCCCGCTCCAGTTTAAAAGACATCGGCGTCAAGCGGATGTCTGGCTGAAAGGCCTGAAGAATTTGGCGCGTTAACAAAGCGGTTATGTAGCGGATTGCAAATCCGTCTAGTCCGGTTCGACTCCGGAACGCGCCTCCACTTTCTTCCCGAGCCCGGATGGTGGAATCGGTAGACACAAGGGATTTAAAATCCCTCGGCGTTCGCGCTGTGCGGGTTCAAGTCCCGCTCCGGGTACCATGGGAAAGATAAGCATAAAATCAAAGCAATAAGCAGTGTCGTGAAACCACCTTCGGGTGGTTTTTTCGTATTTGTATTTTGTGCAATGGCGGTAGAGTGGCGATGGTGTGGCGATATGCAGAAACAATGGTAGTGCACGTGCTGTTTAAACTCTAAGGATGAAGCAGAATTCTTCTGCAGCTCCTCCGTATTTCGCATAGTGAACCAGGACCTCTGTTAAACAAAAATTTTTTTGGGATTTTTCCACTCGACTTCATTTTTCCTCCTGCAATCCACCAACAGGTACCTGCGCTAATCTATCTTTTTTAATCTGACAACATCTTGGGAAAAGGCAAATTCGTCAGATTTACTGTTTTTCTGCTGCCTCGAATGCCGATGTCTGAAGCACTGATAAGAGTTCTATCTCTTTGATATAGATCTTTTTTTTGATGAATTGCACGACATATTATCGTTATGACACCTTCTTGTTAAAGGTATTGTACTCCTCATCTCGATTTTATGATGTGGGCTATGATTGGTTAGTAATAGAGTGTATCGGTATGCGATGTGGTTTATTAATGGCAATCTGCCTTTGTTTAGTATCTTTTAGTGGATATGCAGCAACAGGAAAGTCTGATGCTCAGATCAAAAAAGAAATAATTAAAGAATCCATTGAATCTTATCCAGGCAATTGTGCGTGTCCTTATAATCATGCAAGGAATGGTAGTAGATGTGGTGGACGCAGTGCATATAGCCGTAATGGAGGGTATGACGTGGTATGTTATGAGGGTGATGTTACCGATGAAATGATCCGGCAATGGAAGCAGGAGAATGCTGAGTAATCTCTTTTAACAGGTTTGTTGTGCGAGCATTATGTGCCGTTAACGGTACACTAGCTAGTGATAGTTCCAAAAAGAAAACCCGCAGTTCTTACGCTGCGGGTTTGTTGTTCACGTCTGTGAGATAGGGTGCCACTTCAGCCAACCTTAGCAACCGATTGACGGGGGATTGTTCCCCCGTCGCGGTTTCCTTACTGTTTACACTGTAAGAACGCCGCAAACTCCGCTCCCCAGAAGCTCATCCGTATTTCACACAGCGAACCGTGCAGCATCCAGATGATGAGGATTGCCGTCACGCAGAACGTGATGGCCGTAAGCGATTTTTGCGACATAGCGCTTGCTCCTTTGTTGGAGAGGCGCTAACCTATCACTTGCTTAAGGTAGATATGTTAGGGCCTCGGTTAAACAGAAATGTTTTCCGGGGCCTTTCCACATCCGGCCTTCGGGTATTCCCTCCGACCATCAGCCGAAAGGCACCCGCGATTATTCTACTGATTTCCCGCTTCTCTGCTACGTAAAGTTTCACGTCACCCGTTCGGTTCTCCGCGAAAGTTAAAATTTTGCCGCTTTTGTCGCTGCTTTCGTGAGCGGTTTTTGCTTGCGCCTGAAAATAGTTACACAGTGAAACTGTGTAACGCTGCGCCAAAACGATCCTTGTCCAATGTTTTGTTTTTACCTTTTATTTCATTGTGTTATGTGGTTCCTGTATGTGGCACTTTGGCGGCATTCAGATCCTTTAAAATGACGAAAACAAAAAATGGTTTTGTTTTTCATATGGTTAATTTTCCTGTCAGATCCTTTTTTAACGTTAATCTGGCAAAGCCTGGCAATCTTTGACACTTTGTGCCAGATGGCTTTTTTGTAAAGCGCCAGTGCTGGCGCGGTCTGGAGTGTCGTTTTGCACAAATTTATTTGGCAAAAAATTTTTATCGTAAAGAGTGCAAGCGCGGGGGGCTTGCGCCCGTGCCGTGTGTTGGGCTCATCATGCCGTGAAATATCCACGTAGCGTGCGTGTACGCTTTCAGGCGTTACGAGCTGAATTCAGGGGGACTCGCGCGTTTATTTGCTTAAAGCATGTCGCAGAATGCGATACAGCGCGTCTGGTGGGGGGTGTTTTTCTGGGGGAATGCCCGTCGCGACGGGCTTTCGTCTGGTTCGATGAATGAAATTTATTGATATATGAATAATTTCACGAAAGGCTTATTTGTCTGTATTTTGTGGCATGATTCTTGAGTGGTAAACCGGGCTGCCTGTGCACCTCTTCTCATCTGTAAACTTACTGCTTAATCACGGTACTGTACTTCGCTTTCAGGTTGCCTGCCATTGATGCCACCGTGTCTATGCTGCCGCTGTTGGTGGGCTGTGACGACCCGTTGTTGGTATGAGTGTGTTGTGCGGTGAGCTGCGCCAGTTGCTGAACGGTGTCGCAAAGATCCAGCATGAGGTTAAGTGTGTTGATGGTATTGCTGCCAAACCAGACCTGCGGGGCGATGATCTGTTGCATCTGGCCAGCGACGGATTTTTTAATCCGGCCAATCTTTTCTTCCAGCGTTTTCGCCACATTGTGGGTGGTGCTTTCTGTGCTGGTTTGCCACTGGTGAGTAACGTCGAGTTCAGCGCTGTCGGCGTGCTGTATCAGTTTCTTCGTGGCGGCTACGGCATAGTCACCGTCTGCGATGTGCTGTATGTGGCCGCTCATCAGCTTATGAGTGCCGAGCACCGTTATGGTGTTGTTGGCCTTTACGGTAATATTACGAGTGGTACTGGTGCGCGTTTCCGTTGTGTTCTGGATGATGCGGTCGGTGGATTTCTCACGAATAACCTGATCGGTTTCACGCTGCCATGTGCCATCTGTATGCACACGCTGGAATACCTCTGCGCGTTGCTGTTGTAGTTGTTCGCCGGGCTTTATTCCCGGCAGACTCTGGCCGCTGGCGTGAGTGCCGGTGATGATGGGTTTATCCGGCCTGCCGTCAACGTGGGCCAGTGTAACTATGGTTCCTGGGGGCGGGTACTGGAATATCCCGGATTCATTGCCGGCCATTGGCACAGGAACGGGGACGGCGTTATATACCGGTGTGTTCTTATCGGGGGTGCCGTTCTCGTCGAGCAACTGCACATTGACGGCGTAGCGTGGGCGAAATTCATCATGCAAATCCCCCTGGGTTGTGTTTTCAGTTGGTGAGATCACGCGTCCCATGCGTGGAAGGTGGGTTTTGTTGCCTATCTCGGGGTAAAGGGTTTCGATCTGGCGTTGTACGGGCGACTGACGGCCATCACTCCAGCTAATGATCATGCTGTCGCCCTGTAGCTGTACCTGATTTATACGGTGATCGTTCATGACCACGCCGGGGCGCATCATGGGAATCGTCTGTATTGTCCAGCCATTTGCTCCGTGATCACCTCTGGTGATATCGACCGGCAATCTGGCAGGGCGTTTTGCAAAACGGCAGTCAGCAAAGCTTCCGGCGTAGATGATGCCGTCAACCGACGGATACCAGACGTAATCCGGGATACTGAATATGCGGCCAAGCATGGCCATCAGCTGATAACCGTTGCCATTGTGGGTCAGATGAGGGACCGGAGTGGTGGTGTAGCCTGCCTTCGGGAGTTGTATGCGTAAACCTGTATTGCCTTCAATGTGTCCTGCGACCTGTTTCAGCGTCGGATGCTGCATGGAGATGTTGAGCGGGTATTGCAGAATAGCAGCAGCTTCGCGCACCATCAGCTTGTGCAGCCCTCTGCCTGTACAACTGTCACTTTCCACATATCCCGAAAACCACTTTACAGGCTGATCATTGTAACCGATGGACAGCTCTACGGGTTTGCCGCGTAGCGGGGGAGTATTGTCGGCGGCGTTAATGGTGATAAAGCCGGTTCCCGCGCCGTTGAGACGCAACATGATGTTTTCTTCCACGACAGGATAACGCCTGCCGTTAATGCAGAGATCACGAATTGGTTTCATTGCCTGCCGGGCCTATCCAGTTATTGAGTTTGTCTGACATTTTCCAGAACCAGCCATGCTCTTCGTTTTTTTCGCCTTTGCCACCTGATTTGACGGCCTGTGCGTGCTGTTCAGCACTCTGGCTGCCAGCCGGGCCGCGTCCTGTCGCCTTTTCGGCACTGCTGAGTTTTTCTTTCAGAGTGAAGTCAACTTTCCATGCCATCAGGCCTGTTTCAGGAGTTGCGCCCACGGCACCGGAAAAAATCCCTTGCTTCATATTGACCGCTTTGGCATCCATGTTGGCGATGCGGTAAACCTGTTGTGCACCGTTAGCGGCTCTGGCTTCAGCCAGACGAAATAAGCGTGTGAGTGCTTCCGGCTGGGTGAACGGAATCAGTCCGGAAATCTGCAGCTCCTTGGCTTTTACACCCTGTTCTGAAGTCGCTGTTGATGAGGATTTTCCGGAAGCGTCTTTGTCTTTGATGGTCAGCTTCACGCTGACACTTAAGCGTTTTAGCGGGATTATCTGACCATTAAGGGCCAGCAGTGGCGTTGTCGTGTTCTGGCTCATTTTCTGCCTTCGTTATCCAGTTCAGCATCCCGGAAAGATCGCCTGCGAACAGGTGTGCATATGTCAGTGAAGCTGTGGGGTGCGGAATATTTTTCATCATTTCCCGGCGGGCTAAAACGGCGTCGCCGGTGTGCACGAACGCAAATGCTTTTGCCACTTTATCGCCTGCTCCTGCCAGTTCAGCGATTATCTGTTGCTGCAACCGTTGACGTTGTGCCTGAAAACCGGATAACGCGTTTTTCAGTGAGTCGACAGAGTTCAGCCCTTCGGCCTTCATAGCGTTAAGCGCGGTGTGGTTACTGATGCTGTTCTGTAGTGTGCTGGCAATAAGTGGTTGCGGAGCGGGTAGTCCGTTCTGTGGTGTCGCCGGGATTTGCATTCTGGTGATTGCCTGGGTGAGCTGTGTTCTTGCGCGTCTTAGCGTCTGCGTCAGAGTGGGTAAAGGGAGTGTGTCTGCCAGTGCTGACAGTTGACGAATAAAATCGTTATTATTGCTGCCTGTTACCATTATGATGGCGATATCGCTGTTTTCGGTCAGGCCCGGGAGTTTGCTGTTAAGGTGGTTTATTGCGTTGACGGGGCTTAAATACGCACCGTCTGGCGTAATGTGCCCCGCTTCAACATCCCACGGATGTACGGCCATAGCTGAACATGTTATGGGGGTGATATTACCTGTCGGAAGCATCAGTTTTGCCGGAAACCACATATCTGTACCTCTCTTGTCTGCTGTTTTCTGGAATAGCTGCCCGGTCAGAAATGTGCACGGACTGGTGCGTCGCAATTTGTTTCCACTCTGGCATGCCGGTGTATTCGCAAAAGGCCTGGCGTTCGGGCCTTGGTTTTCACCCGGGCTTTTGTGGCCATTCAGGTTTTGCAGTGTCCACACGGCTGACCAGAACACTGTAGCGTTCCCATGCTTCCAGTCGTGTGCGTTCCTCGTCTGTTGCCATATTCAGCCTGACAGCGCGTTCCAGCGGCTGGATGACTGATTCAGCTTCGGAAAGTAACGCGGCCTTTTGTGATTCGGCCTGTTGTTGCTGCTCGCCTGCCGTATAAATCCGCTTAACCACAGCTCCGTCCTTAAACATCCACTTCCCGGAGTCATCAGCACGTCGGTTGGCGGTAATATCAGGAACTTCGACAACGCTGAAACCTTCAGGATTAAGCGTTGAGGTATCTTTGGTAATGGCAACAATAATATTATTTTCGTCGTAAACAATCTTTATTGTATCTGGCTGAAAGTTCTTCACTTCCTCATACCAGTTTTTCCCGTCTTCAGCGTAAAGCCAGATGACTCTGTGCTTCTTTGTTAACTCATACTGTTCCGGCGTTTTAGCGTTACCCGCTTTTATGTTCTTTAAGTGCATCATATTAAATACTCGCTACGTTATACCAGGTGCCATTAATCAGTTTTTGCAGCGGTCGGTAATACACACCGTTGACGTTATCCGCTGAGTTACGGCCGGTATCCGATATCGATATCCCTGACAGCCCGTGTCCCGAAGGTGAGCGAAACGTCCATGAAACGGTGTTGCTGCCAGGGTTGTAATACATTTCATGGCCATACCGCACATCCTGTACCCCCTCAGTTCGATGTTTATAGCGGGCATCGAAGTTTCCGTAATTTAACGGAATTACCTGTCCGTTTACGGCGAACGTGATGCTGTTATCTGTATTCCTCTGGCTGAAAAAATGCCAGCCTGAATCATCACCAAGCTCTGCAACAACAGGCCTGGATGGATTACCCCACAAATAAAACGCTGCATTTTTCGTGGAGTTGTTGGCGCTGGATAACGTGAATTTTCTGGCAGTTCCGGCCTGAATATTCTTAAAAGCAATAGTCACACCATTCTGAAAACGGAATACTCGCTGACCATTCGCATAAACATCAAGCAGACCATCGCCATTTTGTTTAAACCCGGTATCGTTATCTCCTAAAACGATTGAACTTCCACCTAACGCATTCGTCGTACCAATTCCAAGACAACCATTAATGACGGCATTAACCAGAATATTTAGTGAATCCCATTTAAGATTCATCAGGTCTTTAACCCGGCCGCCAGCGAGGCGGTGTCTCCATTTGAAATATTCATTACCGTTATCCGCCGTTTCAAACCACATGTAGGAATCGGTGTCTGCATCCGAATCATTTTTAAATCCAATCTTCGCCCAGTCAGTATTCCGAATCCAGGCGAGGATTGAGTCGTTTTCAAAAGTCAGTCCACCGGACAAGGTATCGCCTGTCTTTTGGACAGCGTTATCAGCCTTGTTTACCGTTTCCTGTAAACCAACGTTCTGGATAAACAGCGGTTTATCGGGAATATCTGCTCCGTTCTGATTTTTTTGCAGCGCTCCTGTGATGCGGATGTCGTCACCTGCGGCTACAGTGTCCTGCGCGGTGCCAACATTAAGGGTGGCGCTGTCGCCGAGGCCCATATGCTTTCTGGCATCAGACTGGGCCTGTTCACCTTTGTCAGCAATTTCTTTCAGGTTCCCGTTACGGGTCAGGTATTCGCCATCAAGGCGGTCATTTAATGGTTTGCGGGTTTTTCGTATATCGGTGATCTCGCCACTGTCTGATATTGTGGCGATGGGTTCGACATAATGGGCAAATCCTGAACTGTCGGTATAGTCGGCTGTTTTCTGACTCGTCAGGCTGAATATGGCTTTATTTTCCCCGGTCAGGGTACCGGTTAATGCCGCGTCAACATAAACAGTTTGTGAAATTCCGGTGGCGTATGTCAGTGTGCCTTGTTCATCCAGCTCCACACGTAATCCGCGCAGATAGGCAATACCCGGCGCGAAGGTCGCCTGCCCGGTAGCCTGAGCGGTGAGTTTAAAGGCGTTATTAAAGAACAGGCCAGGCCCGTAGATATCCAGCGCCGCTTTGCGGGTGGCCTCGTCCATGCCGTGAAGCCGTGCCGTAAAATCAATCTGCCAGGTGCTTACTGGCGTGGTGATGCCGGTTGCGGCGCTGGCTCCGGCGTATTCCATAATTTCAGAATAAATCAGGGTATTACCCTGTTTGCCGTCTGCGGTTTTTATTTTTTTCTGAGGGTGAAGATATACCACCATACAAAGTGTATTTGTGGTGCTGCTTACCAGACCCAGCCAGTTAAAAGTAAAATCACCCGTGGACTCCGGCAGGGTAACGGAGTAGGCGACGGTGTTCTCATTTACCATTCCGTTGCGATCAACGTTCTGGCGGTGAACTATCTGTGCATCGGGGGGCAATGGTTCGTTTTCAGACGGCGTGTCGGCAATGTTCAGATCCGGGATATTTGCAAATACAAACTGATCAATGATGATACGGTTGCCGCCTGCGGCTTCCTGCGCTTTCAGGCGCTCAAATGCTGAAGTGATAGCGCTCTGGGTCATTTTTCATCTCCGGTGCATAAAAATAGTGATAGCTGCCATGCCAGTATCCGTGTCCGATAACACAATCCGTGGATGTGATTATCTGAAGATGGTAACGGCGGCAGGTGCGACCGTACTGGCGAATTATCTGATTGAGTAATGTTGTATTTTCTGAGATCTGGTTGTCTGTCAGGCGCAAAAGAACAACATCCCAGTCTGTGCCTGGCTGGCGCTCCTGAATCTCCACATAACCGATCCCCAGTCGTTCAAAAATTGCCCTGAATCCCGCCACGCTGCCCGCGTCCTGTGCGTTGATAAAGGCATATTTGACACGCTTTCTGTACAGCGTGAGCGGTTCGCCGTCAAAACGGGCTATATCATATTGCCAGGCTGTCAGGTTCAGAATGGATTCCGCACATGTCAGTGGGTCGGTCTGGCTCAGTGGCCATGTTACCCAGTCGTGCACCTTTCCCCAGAAACGGATAAAGGTGTTTTTCAGGCGGAGCACATCGCCGCGATTCAGCCATGACGGCAACTTAATGTCCGGTGATTTATCAGGCATTCTTCACCTCAACTGTCAGTGTGTTCAGGCGGGGTACGTTCAGATCGCTGATGATATCCTCAAGGGAAAACGTCACGGATCCCACCAGAGGAAAGGTGTCATGCAGTTCGCGTCCCAGTTGCGAGAATGAAAAGCGACTGTATGGCCATGTGCGGGTTACGTCGTAGTTACTGTTTTCACGGAATGCACAACGAATCAGGTTTTCAGTGCCTGATTTCAGGGCGTCGATATCGTTTTTGCTGATATTGGAAAGGTTTTCAACATACACCGTAACCGCCAGATCGTGGCGGGTTTCCGGCATGGCAAAACAACGCATATCATCGCCGTGGCCGTGATGTCCCTGTGCCATGATGTAATCATTCACGCTGTCAACCCAGGGTTGCGAAATAACCCCGGTATCCAGCAGCAGGTAGGCATTAGTTGTACCAGGTCCTCGCGGGGCGTCATGTAAAAAGAAGATGCGATCGATGGTCAGTCCGGCCTGTGCAGCTATCAGGCTGCGGTAAACTGCGTCAGTGTGATAACTGCCGGCAAGGTTAAACTGGTTACGGCAACGATCTTTTAGTTCGTCGTCACTTTCGCGGTTTGCGCCCGGTATGGTCAGCCAGTTATCACCGTTACGTACAGACGCAATTCCGTTAATCGCTTTGGGGAGTATCTGGTAATAGCCTGGTGCCAGATTGAATGCCGTACCGCTGTCGGTGGCGATCACATCAATAAGGGTGCTTTGCGTGCCTGCGGGGATAATTACCTGCTCGCGGGTCGCCATGGAATAAATCACACCGTTAATACGCTCCGTCTGAATCAGTGTGCCAGCCGGTACGGTCACACTGTCATTCTGGTTGTTTTTGGTAAAAATGATTTTACCGATCGCACGCGTGGCTTCCTTGCGGGTAAGCTTGAGGGCGGCAGCGAACAGGTCAACGAACGGCCCTCTGGCAGTCATCAGAAACAGATTATGCAGTACATTGTCAGCCAGTGTGTCAACAATCCACACATACGGCGTGATAACCAGCAACTGAATCAGCCGCCAGAATGGCGACATGCGCGACGTATTGGTGATGAGTTTTTCATCATCTGCCACCTGTTGCAGGGTGTCACGTACGGTCTGTTCATCAACCGGCATTCCGCTTTCGCGCAGTATGTTTTTGAAGTCGATATTATTCTGCATAGCGCATCCCCTGGCTTAACTGACCAAAATCGTAGGTATCGGCGGTAACAAGGAGCTGGCCGCGTTGCTCTTCGTCAATAAATACGGAGCCGGGAATGAGGCGTTCATCCTCCTCCAGGAGTATCACCATTTGCGTGAACAGGTCGGCCCTGAGTGTGGGGCTGTTCTCCGCAATCAGACGACAGGGCAGACCACTTTCAATCAGGGCGTGAATCATGTCCTGAGCAATACTCTGGCGGTTGTCACACAAGACCGGCTCACTGGCGGAGTTGAACGTAAGATCGCCGTCAGTAATGAGCAGGTCGATATAAAGTGATTTCGTACTCATTTGTCACCCCGCTGCCAGTTCGCTGTATTCCGCCAGTTGTCCCGGTGTCGCCAGGGTGTCAACGTGCAGTGTGATATCCTGCTTAACGTTGTTATTGGTGACTTTGTCGCCCCGGTTGTTGCTTATCTGGTGACTTACCGGCCCGCCCTGGATGGCGGCGCTACGGTTGCCAGTGATAAGCTCCGGGGCGGGTGTCGGTGCGACGGTCTGTTGTGCGGTGCTGATATTGACACCGGGGATTTTGTTGAGCTTCTCTGCTATCCAGTTCCATGTCCCGGTAAAGGCGCTCTTAATGGAATCCCATATGCCGTCAAAGAGCTTGCCAATTCCAGCTGTGATATTGCCGAATGTGTCGGCCAGCGAGAAATTTTTAAACCAGTTCGTCAGATTGTCCCATCCGGCTTTAATGCTGTTCCATGCATCATCAAACCAGCCCACCACAGCGTTAATGACTTTTAGCAGGGCACTGAAAGCTTCCGTGTCCATGATGGCGGCTTTAATACTGTCCCAGTATTTGATAGCCAGACAGATCCCTACGGCAAGTGCGGCAATGGCGAGAATAATCAGGGTTATGGGACTTATCAGGAGTTGAAGCGCACCGCCTGCGAATGCCGTCGCCACGCCCCACAGGCGCATTGCAACCGCGCCCGCACGTAACACTACGTTCCAGGCTACGATCGCTGCTTTACAGATCCCTGCCCAAAGAGCGACCAGCTTTGACCACACCCAGACGGCTTTTTCCTGAATCCATAGCCCCATCAGGCCAAGACGGGTTGAAAGCAGGGAGGGGCGTAATAAATCCAGGGTGAAGATTAGTCCTTTCCATGCGCCTTTCAGCACGCCAGCAATTCCGCTGAGCCCGGTCATGATAAAGCCGAAGGCCCCCATCGTGATACTGGCAAGCGCCCCTGCTGCGGCAAAGGCGAGGGTCATTGCAGTGATATATCCCAGCCAGCGGGCAATATTGGGGAACGTATCCAGCCATTTCATGAAGGCTTTCCCGCCGGTGATGATTTTTTGCAGGAACGGGGCAAAGACGGGATCGAGCCGCAGACCAATGCTGACGCGAACCTGCTCCAGTAAAGAATTAACCTGATCCCACGGGTCAACCATCTTTTTCGCCATTTCGATGGCTTTATCCATGCCTTTGATGTTACCTAATGTATTGATGTTCCGTTTCAGCCCGTCAACATCTCCGGCCAGTAGTTTAATCATGGACACCGCTTCATCGCTGCCAAAGGCTTTTTTCAGCAGGTCTGCATCTGCCACTTTTGACAGATCGCCAAACTTTCCTTTAATCAGGTCGATGATACCGGTAATGCTTCTGGCACTGCCGTCCCGGTTGGTAAAGTTCAGCCCCAGCACTTTTTGCGCATTCCCAATCCCCGCCAGGAATGATTTATATTTGGTTCCCGCCTCGCTGCCTGACATGGTGGACTGGAGCTGTCCCAGTACGGCGAACTGTTCAGCGGCAGATACCTTCATTGCCTGCGCGTTGGCACCCAGCGCAGTAAAGGCAGCAGACATTTCATTACCGGTAGTTTTGAACACCTGAACGGCGGTTGCGGTCTGCCCGGCAATTTGTTCAACCCACTGCGTGCGCCCCATCTTCTCTGCGGTATTTTTAAAAACACCGTACATGGTGCCCATATAGTTAGTAATGGTGGCCGTGTCTGATTTGGTGGCTTTGGCGAGAATGGCGGATGCTTCAGTAAATTTTGGCAGTTCGTCACCCTGAAGTCCTGCGATGGCGGACTGGATATCGTAGGCGCTGCGGACGAAATTGCTGGCGCTTTCGCCGTAGTTAATGGCAAACGTCTGTGAAGTTTTACGCAGCTGATCGAGTGTTTTATTTGCCACATCCAGCGAGCTGACTTCGGCCAGCGCGGCTTCCATGTCGCGGGCGGGGTTGACCAGTCCTTTTATTCCCTGAGCAGCCCCCCATAACCCGGCCACACCAAAACCGAGACGTTTAAAGTCGGCTGTTGCCTTGTCAGCAAATCCGGTCACAGCCGATTGCGCCTGTTTTAAGGGTCTCGTCAGCTTATCAACCAGACTTAGCGTAAAATCAAGTTCAGCAGCCATTACCCACCTTTAAATGCTCTCGCAATGCCGTTATTGACGGCAATACTCATGTTTTCGAAATAACGGTTGTCCAGCCAGACCGCAGCGGCAATGTCTTCCGGTGTGTCCTCGCCATCCGGTAGCCAGTGGCGGCGTAATACCAGATATTGCGCGTAGCCGTTGCGCTCAATGCCGGACAGTGCCGCCTTTATTTTTTTACGGTGATATCCAGATTGACGGCAAAATCTTCATTGAGTTTTGCTGCCATCTGAAGGGCTGCTCCCGGGCGGTGAATGAGCTTCTCCAGTTTCTCTTTGTCTTCCGGGTGTACACAGCGCATCAGGTAGTTTTTGGCTGGCGCCACCTTGTTATCCATCGTTATTTCATTCACGAACTTGTTGTAGACAGCTTCGGTCGGGGCGAAGCGAATGTCCTCGCCTGCGACGGTCAGGGTGATGATGGTGGTATTTTCGTCTTTCATGCTATTTTCCCCGGTGAGTGGTGCCATTTTTTAATGACATTGTTCAGTAATGTACTGTTGCAGGCCGTTCACTTGTGCAACGACGGCTTTCGCTTCGGCTCTGAGATGCTGATAATCCCGTTCAGCGTCCGGAGTAAGTCGGGCGGCGGTTGCATCAGTTGAGCCGGTGGCGGTGGTATCACGCGTGGCGGCGGGCATACAGACGGCGTGGAGCTGCAACCGGCGACGGCCAGAAGCAAGATCGGCGCGTAACTTTTCGGATTCAGCTTTTGCATTGGCGAGCTCCTTTGTGTATTTCGCATCAAGCGCGGCGTTCTGGCGCTGACGCAGTGTCATGTCGTCAATGGTCTGCTGTCGGGTGTCGGCAAGATTTACGGCTTTCTGGCGGGCTTTTTCTGCCCTGGTGAAGCGGTTGTGCCAGTAGTCAGCTGTGAAGCCGAGCACGGCCACGGCGACGACCATGAAGACGATAAAGGCGAGTGTTGCGCGTTTCATGTGGCCTTACCTCTGTCCCAGAAACATTGCCCGCTCACGTCCGCGACGCGGGGCCAGAATTGTCGGGTTACTGCCTGCGCGGCTCCATTTCAGGAAAGCATCAGCGGCGGCGGTGTAGTTGCCGGCGTTTAACTGACGGCGAACGGTGGAACCGATAAAAGCGTCAGCGCCGATATTGAAAATCAGGCTACACAACGCGTCATACTGACTCTGGTTCAGCGGAACTGTTACCCGTTCAGCGATGCAGTGCTCCACCCATGACAGATCGTCGCGTAGCAGTCTGTCGGCGGTGTCCTGGGTGATGGTCATGCCTTTGTGAACTGCGACACCATCAACCTTTCCTGTGTGACCTGTACCAATGGTCCATACGCCGCGCGGATCGGGGTAAGCGGTCAGTTTGCAGTTTTCTTCGCGTTTAAGTGCGGCCAGCCCGTTGTCTGAAATTTTCATTCGTCACTTTTCCCTGCAAATTTCTTTGTGATGAACACACCCAGTGCCCGGATATGTTCAACACCAATAAGGCCAATTGCGGCACCGATACCGACGCGCCAGTCTTCGGTCAGCCATGCGACGGGGACCGGCTTAATGAGGGTGAATGCCGCCACGGCCAGCAGGCAACACAACGGCACCTCAAGCAAAAGACGACGCCAGCTGCGGCCTGTGTAAAACACTCTGAGTGCTGCAATGACGGCAGTCATCAGCAGACTGTCAAGAGGGATATCACCACGTAACCAGTCTTTGATTATCGCCAGCCAGTCGCTCCAGTTGTGGGGGGTGCTTTGCATTGTCTTTCCTATTGGTTCATGATGTCCCGAACATCGGTGGCGCTGAGAACCGGAACACCGTCAATTTTGACGAACTCCGGCGAAGTCACCATAAATTTGATTTTATGGCTTATGTTGTCACCGCCCTTGCTGTCGATATTCAGCAGGTTACTGATCAGCAGTTTGCAACCAAAGGCTTCCACCCTGAGTTCTGTCTTTGCTGCACGGGCAAAGAAGAGAAAGTCGGCTTCTTCGATGTCGCGCCAGCTCCCTGCTTCACGCGCGGCTTCACCAAGAAGCTGGAAGTTAACGGTATCCAGTTCAATTTCACCGCCGGCTTCCACGTCGCCGCGTACCCAGCCATCAGGTACACCGCGCTCCTGAATGGCTTTGGTGTTGTCGGTAATATCAAGGGTGGCGGTTTTTACGTGAACGATGCGGCCATTAAATGACGTGTCAAAGCTCATACCACTGATGCGTTCGGTGTTCATGGGTTACTCTCCGCTTTCGTCCAGCATGATGCTGATGGTGATTTCTTTCGGGCAGTTATACGGGCGAACCACGATCGCAATCTGCACTTTGTCTTTTTCCGGCCATGAGATTTTTACGTCGCCGTCGTGCGGTGACATGCAAAGGCCAGGGAATACCGTGCCGTTGATTTTCAGGCTCTTTGCGCCGTCGCGCATGGGCTTCGCGAAAAGCTGTTGGTGCGCGGCCACACTTGCCGGGGTGGAGTTCAGTGAGCGATTGGCGATTTTTGGGATAGCCAGCAAACGCACCTGACGGGCCATTTCATCGGCAACGCGCAGATATTCGATAGCCTGATAATCGCCACCGTCCACATCGAGCGTGACGCCGTCGGCCCAGTAGTAACCTTCGTAGTCGGGATACCACGTTGGTACGCTGAAACGCGCCCTGTTCAGGGCCCTGATGGTGGCAATGTCCAGTTCGCGCTTGTCGCTGTCCTGCGGTTTATCGTTGCGGCCCATATTGACCAGTGCGCCGGTTGCAACACGGGCGGGGGAATCAGCAATCGTCACTGATGGATTGCAAAGGCGACCGGCCAGTATCCCCGGTTCATTGCCGAACAGCATCGGGGTAAGCTGCACCGCGTAAGCGGCAATGCCTTTCTGTAGTCCGGTCATGACGGTGACGTATTCTGACCACTTCTCGCCTGTTCCGCAGCCGCGAACAGCCAGGATAAACCATGTCCAGCGCTGGAAGGTGTTATTGAGTTCGCTGCGCAGTTGCTGCGCTTTGTCGATATCGTTACCTGAGGCGTTAGCGCGAACAACGACAACGCCTTCCACCGAGAGGGTGGCCTGTGCATCCATAACCACATCAGCCCACGTTCGGGTCTGACCAGAAGGCTGGGGTGTCTGCACGGTTGCCAGCCAGATCATGGCATTTTGTCCGGCATTATCCAGAAACGCCTGCACGTTACTGCGTAACAATGAATCCTTTGTTCCTAACAGCGAGTCAAGATCGGTTTGTGCTGTAACCGGTGTCGGGAGAATGGCTTTTGTATGCTCGCCCACCATCAGCAGGGTGCAGGCGATCCCACGCTTGCTTCCGCTGTGGGTGTTGAGCTGATTAATTGTGACCTGTGGAAACGTCATGGGTTATTTCCTCTTAATGTCCTGCGGCTTTGTCTGCCAGCCATAATTGATGCCCTGCAACTGGCGGGACAGTATCCGTGCAAATTCCTCGTTACTGACACCAAGGAACTGACGGGGTGGGATGGTTATCGTCCAGCAGCTTTTGGATGGTATGCCTTCCATGCTGCGGATAATCACGCCTGCCTGCCCTTTCGTGAGCGACGTCCGGATATCTGCCGTTGATGGTTTGCGGCGCGTCCCCCTTTTTTTGCCGCTCACCGTATAGCCCAGCTTGCGCAGCTTTATCGCCTGACGGCGGGAGCAGGGTTCCTTGCTGGCTTTTTCCATCGCGTCGGTTTTCAGCTGCGATGCGTTCACTGTGAACGTAACGCCATGGCTCTGGATATATCCCACTGCACCCACGCTGATTTCCCTGTGGTTGTGGGGCTGGCGATAGCTCCTGCCTGCTGCGTATATACGCACCGATTTCGCTGATGGCATGTCGTGCACTTTCAGAAATTTAGGGAGCCCCTTCAGCAGCGGTCTGTTGCCATAGCGGCGTTCTGCAAAACTGCTGCCATCAACATTCTTTTGTTCGCGAACATGGCGCTTTGCGGCCGGAATAACGCCGCGTTTTGCGATACGCTGCAGCAGACGCTGTTGTTTTGCCGGGGGGAGCTCACCGTTGGCCAGCATTGTCTGCAGCTGCTTAAGCTGTGTCCGGTTAAGTTCGCCGTGCAGGGAGATGTCCATTGTTTATTTCCCTGCCCTGATGGTGGATACAGTGATATTTTCTGCCACCCAGATCTCTGGCTTATCCAGCCGGTAACGGATGCCGCCCATCATGATAAAACCGGCCTCGTCCGGGATCAGAATGATGGGGTCAGCGAGCGGCATACTGACAGTCACTTCTGCAATGTTGTCGTCCGTGGGTTCGATGTTGACATCCGGCGCATCAAGCTCAAGCTGGCTGTAGTAGTCATTAGCCTGTTCGTCCCGCCAGACAAGCAGGGCGCATAACAGCAAATCAGGGTCAACCTGACGCCATGGCCAGCGCTGCCAGTCGAACACGGCGTTGTACTGGCGAATACCCATTCTTATCTGTCCAAGCCCCATGTCTTTCTCTGCGGGCAAAAGACGAATATCACTCATCCACGAATCAAAGCCGGTATTGTCAAACACGGAAATGTCAAACACCTGCCGCAGATATGCATAAAGGCTGTCGAACTGGCTCATAAGATGTACACTCCCACACGGCCTGCGCCCTGGATAGCACGCAGCACAAAGGCCGCTTCAGCAAGCAGGGTTTCGCGGGTGTCATTACTGTCGATATTGCTGTCGGCGTGGCGGGTGTTCACCGCCGTAAACTCACCGAGAAGATCGGCTTTGGCGCGGGCAAAGACCGCTTTTTTGTACTGTGCGCAAAGGGCGCTTTCGCCGTTAAGTTGCGGGCCTTCCACGTCCGCCGCCTGCGCTATTCCCTGCACTACGTAGCGGGATTTCACACCGGTCAGTGCGGTGTTCACCTCAAAGACGGCAGACAATAACGCCTGTTCTGCCAGTGATGCAGGGATATCCAGTGGGATAGTTCGGCTTCTGCGAAAATCAGCCATGACCAGATCCGGCCAGAAGCCATCATTTTTAAGCATGCCTGTAGCAGTGTCTGTGTTCTGGTCTGTGCTGTAGCCTGGTTTCAGGTTCATGACTGATTCTCTGTGTAGGTCAGGTCGGGCGAACGGTTCCGTGGCATGACTGACGCTTGTGCGTGTCATCCTCACCGTGCCCGCCTGAAGCCGTGGGGCTTTCGTTATACCGCCCGTAATGCGCGCAGACGGGCGGCTATTTTGTTTTGTATGGCGCGAACACCTGCTTTGGGGGTGGTGCTGTGCGCACGGGCCATCCACTCATCGGCGCTACGTAGTTTCGCCACGTCGTAAATGGCGGCCGGGGTTGTCGGTTTGCCATCGCTGTCCCGTAACAGGTTAAGACCGGCGAATTTGTACCATCTGGCAACTATATCTTCGTGCAGTGTCCAGTCTTTTTCGATATGGCTCATCACGCGGCTGAAATAGGGCTCGACGGAAAGGCCTTTATCAAACTGAATCTGTGCCCACTGCATGACCTCATCGGCAACGAACGTTGGCAAATCACGGTCAAAGCGTGGTGGCATGGGTTGATTCTGCCCGATGGCGATATCGGCCCATTCCAGGGCTTTGTCCATTTCGCCGGTATCAAACAGCCAGACGATGCACCAGGTAAACGGGATGTATTTGTACTCCTCGCCGCTTTGCAGCCACGCCTCAATCGTCGGCATCCAGCGCGGCAGCAGGGATTCACGCTTGAATGCCACACGATCGGCGTTGGTGGCGCAACTGCTCACAGCCCTGCAGTCGATTTCCAGTTGCGCCAGTTGCAGATGAAGACTGTCGCGTACGGTCAGTGCCTCGTGGCGTTCCATCGCCTGCTGCGCGGCCAGTCTGGCTCTGAACTTTTGCGCCGGAGTCTGCATACGTCAGACCGTTATGCTACCTGGTTTGGTTTCGCATGTTCAGGTGATGGCAGTCCCGCCAGTTCAATGTTGTCAAATGAACCGTAGAGTGCGTCATATTCCACGGCGCAACCCTGCATACGCAGCCAGTTGTTTTCGAAGCGTTTGCGGTCATCAATCCATTCAGCACGGCGTTGCTGTGTTCCGCGCTGGAAGTACATATGCAGATTCCAGAGCGTGGTGACAACCAGGCGGTTATCCGGCATAAATGGCGGACTGAATGACTTGCGTCCGGCGATCTCACGGTTGATAAGCTGGGCGGCGACTTTTTCTGTCGGGCGGTCGATGCGGTTCAGCATACTGACCGTATCTGCTGCGATAATGTTCTGTGATACCAGTACAACCAGATCCGGGTGTTGACGGAATTCGGGTGGAATGCAGGTATTAATTACATCGGCGGCAATAGCATCAACAGACGTAAAATCAGCCCCGGTTCCTGTACGGTTCAATACGACCTTGTCAGTAATGATCTGTTTTGGTGTGCGCGCTTTAACAATCTGATGCCATCCCGGGTGAATATCTTCCCCGTTCGGGCAGGTATCAGGATTGGTTTCATCTGCGGCATGCGTACCGTTCAGTGCCACGCGTAACAGGTCGTTGGTGACTGACTTGTAAAAGAACGCCTGAAGACGGTTATAGAACTCGTTTTCGGTGCCTGCGTTTGCCCAGTTGGTCAGGGTGGTGTAGTCCAGGAATGAACCGGAATCCACTTCGTAAAGCTTGTACTCGTTGCCTTCACTCCCCAGCGCTTTATTGAAGCGTCCGTCTTTCTTGCGCCCGGTATACAGCCCCGGAATTCCGGTACTGACTACCTGGCCGACAAGCTGTTCGACCAGCATGACGGTGATCTTGCCCATGAACGGGTCGGCATTCTCAATCAGGGCATCGCGTAGCAGGGTTTCACGTGGTGGGCTGATGGTAAAAAACTGTTGTGCTGTAAATACGCCATTGGCTTTTGCCATCGAAATGGCGTAATTACGCAAAAACTTTTGCGCCTGTGGTGATAACATCTGTGCGGCCATTGGTTTTTCTCCGGTTGGTCCTTTTGTCTGTTTTTCTCAACGACCGCTTACAGCGGTTCAAACTGCGCGGGTTGTTCGCCGGGGGCTGCGCCCGGCGTCGGTGTGCGCTGGCTTTCAATGACCGAAAAACGCTGGCTCAGATTTTCGATTGCACTGGTAAGCGTTGTCAGTGTGGCGGCGTCGGCCTCATCATCTTTTTCCGTCTTCCGGGTACTGAAATTCTGCGCTGCGGCTGGCGCTGGCTGTTGTCCGCCATTACGGGCGGCGATACGTGCCTGGAGTTTTGCGGTTTCAGCATCCTGTGGCTGCACCGTAAAGGTGTTAAGTGCGGTCTGTAGCTCCGTCACGGCGGTGGTGTAGTTCTGGCGTGCCGTGTCGTCTTTCGGGTTGATGGCCAGTGTGTCAGTGGCAACGGAAAGCTTTTCACTCAGCTCCGCAACGTGATTAGCGTGAGCGCTGAAATCCCCGGTTACTGGCTGTGTGTCTGCTGTTGCGGATGCCGTGGGCTGCGCCGGTGCGGGTTGCTGTGCCTGTGGTTGCGTGTTCGCCTGCGCGTCAATTTTTGCCGTCAGAGTGACAATCTGGGCTAGCAACTGGTTCGCCTGTTCTTTAGTCATGGATTTATCCTCATGATGGTTTGTTGGGGTGTCAGCGACCAGCGTCAGACGCCCAAGACTGAACATTTCAATATTTCCAGCGGCGGCATACTGCGGACGTGAGCCCTGTGTGTTGTTTTCCACTGATTTGATTTCCATGCGCTGGGTTCCCAGACTTGCCGGACTGTCGGTTGCTGCCAGCCCGTACAGATAGGTTTGCCCGGTGTTGGCATAGTTCTCCCAGAACTCGCACGAGGTAAAGAGCTTCTGGCCGCGATCGTTAAGGTTAACCAGCGCCTGGTTAGGCTCCAGCTTCGCCATAAGGCGCAGTCTTCCGGCGTCTTCTTTAGCCGCCAGCTCGGAAACAAGCCCCAGATTGGGGGTAAATTCTCGCTCCTGAAGACTGTATACGGGGTGATTAGGCCAGATCATCGCTGTGTATCTGGCGGTGCTGTAGTTGTCAGCGGCCTGCTGGATCATTTCGCGGGTAATGGGGCGACCGTCGATGGCGTAGCCTTCGGTTGCTATGCATATCCAGTCAGTGGTGTATTTCTGCTTTGCCATTTCATTACCGCTTTTTGATGTATCTGGCGGTATTATTGCGGCTGTTTTCGCGGGTTTCATTCGTTCTGAATCCGGGCTTTTCGTATATGATTTTATGTGCGAAAAATGCCAAAATTTAACGATATTTCAGAGTGTTATTGCTCTTTATGATGGGCGAATGAAATATACCGAAGAAGTCAGGGACGCTGCCCGCGCCCTGTATCTGAAATTCAGTACACCAAAAGAGATAGCGGCCACGCTGGGGCTTCCTGTGCGTACCGTTTATAACTGGGCTGTCCGGGGGCAATGGAATGAAATGTTACCAGCTGAGTCGGTGGAAGTGGCTGTCGCCCGGCGAGTGGAACGACTGACCTGCAAGGATGGTAAAAGCGAGCTTGAGCTTGAAGAGCTGCGCTTCCTGATATCCCAGCACGTCAGGCTGATGGCGCAGAAGAACAAACATGCTGAACGGATGGAAGAGATCCGGGCGATGGTCAATACCGGCGTGGTGGTCAATGATGGCCGACAGGGTAGCAGTGAAGAAGGGAATGACGAAGGTGGTAAAAAAAGGAAGCGACTACGTAAAAATGATGTCGGCGGACTGACAAAAGAAATATTTGATGAAAAAGCGAATGGTCATCTGTTTGAATATCAGCAATATGTGCGTGAGCACGGCGACGAACTGTTCCGCTTCATTCTGAAAGGGCGACAGGAAGGATTTACCTACTATTTTGCATGGGAAGGGTTTGAAAAGGCCGTTCTCACGGGCAAGAATCAGATATTCTTTTCCGCCAGTAAACCCCAGGCGGAAGTTTTCCGTTTCTATATTCTCAGTATTGCGCAGCAATTCTTTGGTGTCGAGCTTAAAGGCAACCCGATTCGCCTCAGCAATGGTGCGATACTGCGTTTTCTGGCGACCAATCCCAATACGGCGCAGTCCTACAGTGGCGACCTGTACGGGGATGAGGTCTTCTGGATACCGAAATTTGCCCGCCTGCATGAAGTGGCGTCAGCGATGGCGACGCATGACGAATTCCGTATTACCTACTTTTCAACCCCCAGCGCTAAAACGCACCAGGCTTACAGGCTGTGGACAGGGGATGAATGGAAGGGCGACGATCCGAAACGTAAGGCGGCGGAGTTCCCGACCAGCAAGGAATTGCGTAAAGGTGGACGGGTCTGCCCTGACGGGATCTGGCGCTATGTCATCACTATGGAGGATGCGTGCGCTAAGGGACTCAGTGCCAGAGTTAACATTGAGAAGCTGCGTAACCGCTACAGCGCCACGGCGTTTGCCATGCTGTACATGTGTGAGTTCACTGACTCCCGCGACACAGTATTTAAATTCTCAGACCTTGAAAAATGTGAGGTTGAGTTCGGCATCTGGCAGGACTTCGACCCCTCCGCATTACGGCCTTTTGGTAATCGTGAGGTGTGGGGCGGTTTTGATCCGTCACGAACGGGTGATAACTCAACATTTGTTATTGTGGCCCCGCCTGTTGAGTCTAAAGAAAAATTTCGCGTGCTGGCTGTCTACCAGTGGGTGGGGCTTAACTTCACCTGGCAGGTTAAGCAGATTGAAGAATTAATGAAACGCTACCGGTTTACGCATATCGGGGTGGATATCACGGGTATTGGCCGGGGTGTTTATGATCAACTGGTACGCTCCGCACCGCGTGAGGTGATGGGGATTAACTACAGTGTTGATAATAAAAATAAACTGGTGCTTAAGATGATTGACCTCATTGAGCGGCGACGTATCCAGTGGGTGAAAGATGCGGTTGATGAGGTGACAAAAGAACGTGCCGATATCCCGCTGGCATTTATGGCCATCCGCCGTGTAATGACTGCCAGTCAGAACGCAATGACGTTCGCCGCCGAACGCAGCGAAACGACCGGTCACGCGGACGTATTTTTTGCCATATCGCACGCGGTCTGTAATGAACCGCTCGACTATGAATATGACCGCCCCTCGGTGTGGGCATTCGGGAAGGCTGCATGAGTAAACGTAAAAGCGCACGCCTGCGTAAACGGGCACAGACAGAAAATTTTACTCCCGGACGCGGCAATATTATCACTTTCGGGGAGCCGGAACCGATACTGACTACCGGCACGGAATACATCAACGTCTGGTATAACGGTAGCTACAACTACTGGACACTACCAATAGACAGACTTGCGCTCGCGCAGTTGCCGAATCTTAACGCCCAGCATGGCGGCGTACTGTATGCACGCAAAAATATGGTGTGTGCCAGCTACCAGGGGGGTGGACTGACGACCGATCAGATGGAAATGGCTGTCTTTGACTACCTGCTGTTTGGTGATGTGGCCATTCTGAAGGTCCGTAACGGGTGGGGACGGGTGGTGGCGCTGGCACCATTACCGTCTTTGTATCTGCGTCGCAGCAAGCAACTTGATTTTATCGTGTTACAGGAGGGCGAGCCGCTGGTCTATTCGCCGTCTGATGTTGTGTTTTTACGTATGCATGATCCGCGACAGCAGATTTATGGACTGCCTGATTATATCGGTGGTATTCATTCAGCGTTACTGAACAGTGAGGCGACCATTTTCAGACGTCGCTACTATCACAACGGTGCGCATATGGGGTTCATCATGTACGCGTCCGACCCGAATATGTCTGTTGAGGCTGAAGAAGCTATACGTAAAAAAATAGAGAGCGGTAACGGGCTTGGGAATTTCCGTAACATGTTTATCAGTATCCCAAAAGGGCAACCGGACGGGATTAAAATTATTCCGGTTGGGGATATTCAGCAAAAAGATGAGTTTTCAAATGTGAAGAATATCAGCGCTCAGGATGTTCTTACGGCGCACCGCTTTCCGGCTGGTCTTGCCGGTATTATCCCGCAAAATGCGAGCGGACTTGGCGATCCCGATAAGGCAAGGACAACCTATGGACGGGATGAAGTGACACCTGTCTGCCGTAAATTCATGCAGGCTGTGAACAGCGATCCCGAAATCCCCCCGTCGTTACACCTTAATTTTACGCTGGAAGATGTGGAAAATGTGGTGTCTGCGCTGGCTGATGAAAAATAACCCGAAAAAGACTATATTACCCCTGCAACCGGTCAGATTGTGGGGGGGTTATGGCGGGTGTGATGAAAATTGAATGTCCGGCGTGTCACTGCCGGGCGGCTATACGCAAAACTGCATGGCAGGATGACGCAAAAACGCTGGCGGTAGTTTATTGCACCTGCACTAATTCTGACTGCAATATGCGTTTTTCGCTCAATCTTTCCGATCTTCGCGTGATTTCACCCAGTGACCTGCAGACTGATGGTGTCGTTAAAGCATTGCTCCAGCGCCTTAAACCAGACGAAAGGCAAATGGCACTGGATATTCTGCTCAGTGATGGCGCGTAAGTGCCATTCTGTGGGGCGGTGGATCTTCCGCTTCCTCGCCCTGACAGACTCACCGCTATGCGGTTCGCTAATCAGGGGCTGCGGCGAGCGGTTTTGCACAATATGATCCAGTACAGCAACAGAGAGATTTAGTTTTATTCGAAGCTGGCAAGAATCTGTTCTCGAACAGAAGATTTCATCGTTAACCCACGATCCAGGAAAAATTGGAAATGCATTAAGGCTTGTTGTTTGTGGATAAATCTCCTGCGCACAGCCTCCTGGAGTAGCCCTCCGTGGCGGGCGGCTTTTACACCGCGTTCCGCACACGTTTTATAAACCGCATTATCCGCCGAAAGACATGTTGCATCATGTATTCTCGCGTTAACAACGCAGCTTATGTCCGCATACTTCAATGCTCTCCTGCGATTTTTTATCTCAGCCATTTCAATAAAATGTTCAGGTTCGTAATCATTGGTGAAATTGTATGGAAGTTGCAGGCGTGTAAGCTGTTCCTGAACATCAAGATTGTATTTAGCTTTTAGTTCCTCGCAGACATAGGGGTCAATCCACACACCACCCGGGTAAATTTGCCAGATAAGATCTAAGCATTTACCTTCGTAAAAATCAGACAGTACATTCGTATCGATAACACATCTGGGGCATTCAAACGGCATCCTCTCCGGCCTCCTGTTCGTCGTACCATTCATCCAGAAGATTGCTGAGAGCTTTTCTGTCTAATTCTAAAAGTTCAGATATGAAGGTTTCCGACGCGGAACCGGCTTCCCATGCTTTACGCGATAAGACGGTTAGGCGACCTTTATAATTTAGTGCTTCCCTTATGGGATTTGGCTCGTGTCTCTTCCAGCCTTTACGATTGGCGGTTGCCCATAGGTATCTAGTGTTTTGCTGATTAATTAAATTACATTTACTAAGACGCTCAATGATGCAAGTGGCTGATACTCTGAAAATGCTTTTTAGTCTAAGGACGGTTTCCTCATACGCCCATCCACCACCTTGCATGACGAATTGTTTTCGCAACGCGCTTTCTGGTACCAAAAAACAAGCAGCAAAGTGATTAGCAACTTTTTCTTCCGGTGAAATTGCTTTGCCATTAGTTTTATAGCTTTTAGCAGGGCCATCATACTCATCACGGTGGAAGATAAGATGAGCATATTCATGGCAAATACTGAAGATTTGACGTTCTATTGAAATGCTGTCGTGAACATTTACATAAATCGCGGTACCGTATTTGTTCGAAAACGCAGAAAATCCGAATACCATCCCTTTATCGGTTTCCTCGCGATTGAACGGGATCACTCGAATATCCGATGCTTCCAAAATGGCTACAATGTCACCAACGCAAGTAGCGTTTCCCATACCAAGACGGAAACGTTCTTCCATAGCCTTATCTTCGACTCTTCGCAAATCTTCTGCTTTGGCGGTAAAAACAGGCATTGAGTTAGGAAGATCTTCTGGCAAATTAGCATCAGCAGCTTCCTCAATTGCATTGATATTTTTTAACTTTTCAATCAACTCATTGCGAAGTCTGGCATCCAACAAATCCGGACTATCTGCTCGCATTGCAAAACGAAACTCGCCATCATCTTGCTCATAAAAATACCCGACAGGCTTATCGAAAATCTTGCAGAGCATGATGAGTTGGGTAACGCTTGGGACGCCTAGCGCCTGCTCAAACTTACTGTAGGTTTGACGAACAACACCGATCGCATCTGCGACGGCGCTTGCACTCATTCCTGCGTCGTTTCTGGCCTGAACCAAGCGTTCTGCTATACGCTGTTGAATGTTCATACGTCACCTGAATTTAACAATGGTGGCTCTTATGGGTTTAGATTGGTTAATTATTACTAACATTATGAATGGAGAGTTGCAAAAATCATAATTAAATTATGCAAATTTCATGGAGTGTGATGTGGTGTGGGTTCACACTCTCTGCTGATTACATCCAGGGCGGTTTCCGCCCTGGCTCTGCTTACTCAGGAAATAACGCCCGGATATTTCCGGCCATCTGACTGGTTATCTGTGCGGTTGGTACTGGCTGTGGCGTGGGCGTTCTGCCCTGTTTGCGCCCTGACCTATGCAATCCGCGCCGGATTCATATGGCACATGTTTGAGGTAGCCTGAGTTTAACGGACACTCCTTCCTGAAATAGAATGGCATCAGAAGGAGCTAATAATGAGCAGAAAAACCCAACGTTACTCTAAAGAGTTCAAAGCCGAAGCTGTCAGAACGGTTCTTGAAAATCAACTTTCGATCAGTGAAGGCGCTTCCCGATTATCTCTTCCTGAAGGCACTTTAGGACAATGGGTTACCGCCGCCAGAAAAGGGCTCGGTACTCCTGGTTCCCGCACGGTGGCTGAACTGGAATCTGAAATTCTGCAACTGCGTAAGGCGTTAAATGAAGCTCGCCTTGAGCGAGATATATTAAAAAAAGCAACAGCGTATTTTGCACAGGAGTCGCTGAAAAATACGCGTTAATCGAACAATGGCGACAACAATTTCCCATTGAAGCGATGTGTCAGGTATTTGGTGTATCCAGGAGCGGTTATTACAACTGGGTACAGCATGAACCCTCAGACAGAAAACAAAGTGATGAGCGGCTAAAACTGGAGATTAAGGTGGCACATATCCGCACTCGCGAAACATATGGAACCCGGCGGCTCCAGACGGAGCTGGCAGAGAATGGCATCATCGTTGGTCGTGACCGACTGGCACGTCTTCGTAAGGAGCTAAGGCTACGCTGTAAGCAGAAACGCAAGTTCAGAGCGACTACGAACTCGAACCACAATCTGCCAGTTGCGCCAAATCTGCTGAACCAGACGTTCGCTCCTACAGCACCAAATCAGGTCTGGGTGGCGGACCTGACGTATGTTGCCACACAGGAGGGATGGTTGTACCTCGCTGGCATCAAAGATGTTTATACGTGCGAAATTGTCGGCTACGCCATGGGAGAGCGCATGACAAAAGAGCTGACAGGTAAAGCCCTGTTTATGGCGCTCAGGAGCCAGCGCCCACCTGCCGGGCTAATCCACCACACCGATCGAGGTTCACAGTACTGCGCATACGATTACCGGGTCATACAGGAGCAGTTTGGTCTGAAAACATCAATGTCGCGTAAAGGTAACTGTTACGACAACGCTCCGATGGAAAGCTTCTGGGGAACGCTGAAAAATGAGAGCCTGAGCCACTATCGTTTTAATAACCGGGATGAAGCCATCTCAGTAATACGGGAATACATTGAGATTTTCTACAATCGTCAGCGTCGTCACTCTCGTCTGGGGAATATCTCCCCGGCAGCCTTCAGGGAAAAATATCATCAGATGGCTGCTTAAAAAAAGAACAAATGGTAGTGTCCGCTATTGCCAGTACACCTCAGTTGTGTCTTTTTTCTGCATGGTAATGAGCTTTGTTCTCGTTAAACGGTAACACCTCATTCAGCCCGGCACTTCTGAAATCAGCGTGTAATTGCTCCAGTACTGTTTCTTTATCAGCACCCGTTAATTCGAGATAATCCCAGAGGCTGGCGCATAAACCACAGTTTCGCGAAAATATTCTGCCTGGATTTGCTCCGTTTTTCAGCCACAAATCATAAGTAATATAAAATCCGTGAAGTTGTTGCCTGATACTTTCTTTGATTTCCTGCGCTGGCACGGTGCCTGGTAATTGCTCTCTCATTGTGAATCTCTCCTGTGTTGTGCCGGTCTGGCGCATGAATGGCGCTGCGGTAAAAAGACCCTTTGCGTCAGTGCGGCCTTGCGATTGACGGCAGTCAGCGTTCTGGCCAGCGCGACATTGTGTTTGCGGGTCTGCTCTTCGTGGTACTTCTGCATGATTTTCCCGGCCGGCGTGAGTGGTTCCGGCTCTTCCGGTGAACGGCGCGGACGAACGGCAACTATCCAGCTCTGATATTCACTGCCCGGTCGCCTGTTAAGTATGTCGGTGATGGTGGTTGTGGTGGTGCGATCGGGGCTGGCCACCGTGATTTCCAGTTCGTCCCCGGGCTGTGGTCTTGTGGCTACGCCTCTCAGTGTCATGGCTGGCGTGCGCTGGCGCATAACGGCGTCGAACTGCTGACGCTGCATGGTGCAGTGAAATCGCGTCATGATCTTACCTCCGCTGACGACTCCTGTGTGATGACGATGCGGCGGGTTGTGGCGCTCCAGTACGCGATACGCCCGTCGCCCGGGCGAACGCGGGCACCGTTACTCACGGAAATAATGGCTGCGTCAGGCAGCTGCACACCCAGCGCGTCGAGTTCGCGGGTGATTTGTGCGATGGTCGTGGTGTCGACAGGCACGACAACCTCCACCCTGACAGGGGTGTCTGATGCTGGTCTGGTGTTATTTTGTCCGGTATCCGTGGCGGGCGGCTGATTTTTAAGCTGTCTGATGAGCTGTTTCCGCTCGTAATGGCTCAATCCCTGCAACCATTGTGTCAGGCCATTTTCCGGAAGTGTCAGACGTTTCTCCTGCTGCCTGTTTTCTGTGCCGGTTCCGGCTGTTTTTTCGTCGCCGGGACAGTTATTGCCACGAGTCCAAGGGGCGGCAGGGCCGCCCTGAAGGTCAAAACCATTTTCGTGGGTGCTGTCTTCCGCTTCCGGTTTACGTCTTACCAGCTTCCAGTTATCCGGGTGCGTGCACACACGGGAGGATTCCCCGATGAGTGGCGACCAGATCCCGTAAATCTGTACGCTCTGTTCGCCGTAATCGTTCAGCTCATCTGCGAGGTCGTAGGCGGTGCGAATCAGGTAGTCTTTGCGTGGAACAAGTACGCCGCCCTGTTTCTCTATGTAGGTGGCAAAACATCCGGCATCAGCGGCAGCAAGAACCGCATCCATTGCGTCATCCTTCAGCCGTTGCGGACCTTCCGGGTTGCGTGCCATCTGGCTGGCAAGGCGGCGCAGTTCACGCCATACCTGACGGGAGGGGATGCCAAAGAACTGGAACTGGCGGACCCGGTGAAGGCGCGCCCAGCCGATGGCGCGTTCCACGCTTTCTGCCATCGTCTTTCCTGATTCGTCGTCGATGCGCGGTTTGCCTGTTTTCGGGTCAATGCCATCCACGGAGTGGCTGTCCAGGTTCTTTCCGATGTAGGTGGCGATGTAGCTGGTCGGCGTACCTTTCGAACCGTCGACGTACTCCGCCTTAAAGCGCGGAGTTATGTCATCGCCCAGCTCGTGGCGGTCTTCACGAATGGCAATATCGCGGGCGATGGTCACGATGCTGTCGATTTCTTCAGGATGTGCAAAGACCATCATATGCCAGTGCACGGTGCCGTCATGGTGAGGCTCCACCGTGCGGATGCCATACCAGCGCAGGCCCTTGCGGTCCAGTCTGTTACGAACGGCTTTAAAAAAAGTGTTAACCAGATAATCACTGGAATCGCGCATGGTAGCCCCGTTCCATTTGGGGTTCGGATGACCGTTCTCCGTTGTTGCGTGGTATTTTGACGGGCAGGTGACAGTCAGAAACACCGCTTTGTCGCCACGGGATTCGGCTATAAGTTCCGCCCCTTTCATGGTGGCCATCATTTCTGCCTTACGGTGAACCGGGTTACTTACTCCCGCGTAATACACTGTCTCGAGATCAATCGTGAACCCGTCTTCGTTTTCCAGCATGAAACTTTTCAGGAAATCGCGTGTTTTCTCGCGCTGTGCGCGAAACTCGCTCAACGCGTCCTGGCTCAGATAGGGCGATGTTTTTCTGGAAACCAGACAGGCGGCGCGGAGTTGTTCTTCCCGCCACTCGCAACGTAACAGCCACAGTTTGCGTTTCCACCATTCCGCACAGGTCAGGCGAAGGATTGCGCCCGGCAGCAGCTCCGTGTCCGGTTCGTTCTTCCGGTCTTTGTCTGTTGTCAGTGCGTCATAATGTGGAGGCATGGTGTGCAGATGTAGCGCCATGCGTGCCAGCATCTGATATGCCTTCAGCGCCACCTCCATGGTCAGCTCGCCATCTCTGGCGCCAAAGCCATCGCAGAGTGTCTCGAAGGTGCTGCTGAACATTGCCGCCGTCATGGTGGCCAGCGTCTGTATCTGGTGTTTGTTGAGCTGCGGCAGGTACAGCAAATCGTCCAGGCGTTCACGTCCGGCAAGGGAGCAATAACCCGGTGTCAGCCAGCGTCCGTCAGTGCGTTTCAGACGTTTGAATATTTTGCGCAGGGTTCTGCGCGCGTAGCCCTCTGCTGGTCGACTCTTTTTGCCTTTCTGGCGGTCAGATTCCTGCTTCTTACGCAAAAAAGAGAGGCGGCGGCTCAGTGGTTCACGCAGATAAACAGGTAGTGCCTTTAATGTGGCAAAGGCACGGGCCACCGGGTCTTGCTTTATTTCCTGGCGTTTACTGATGATGTTTTTTATCAGTCTTTCGCGTTGCCCGGCTTCCTCAAGGGATGCCATGAGTTTTTTACCTGTATCGGATTGTGCGAAAAAGGCTTCCTCCTTCGCTTCCTGTTCTTCCCGGGCCTTTTTGTCCGCCTCAAAGTAGTAACGGATGACGTGTTGCAGTCCGGTTTTTGGCAACCGGCTGAAGTTCGCGAAGTCATCCGGATTAATAGCTGGCTGCGGTTCATTCCAGCTCCATGCAAACTCACTCATGGCTGGTATCCCGTTACGCGTTGCCACTCCTGCGAGAAGAGGGCAGAAAGGCGGTTAAACTCAGTGGTGTATTCACTCAGGGAAGCGCAGCCGCCAGCAGTGCGATGCGTCAGCATCGCTGCAAATAAGGAGACCGGGGAGTTGTAATACGCCAGCAGGGAGTTGCCGTGTGGCGTCAGGGTGTACAGGGCCAGACCGTGTGGTGTGAAGTCCACGCGGTAGCAGTCGTCCACGATGAAATAAAGGGGGCCTGCGTTCTCCGGTTTTGTGGTGCGTGCCTGGCTGGCACGGGCACGGAGATAGAAATCAAGCATTGCCTGAAGTTTTGGAGCCAGACGGGTGTCCTGTGTGCGCACCCATTTTACGAAGTCATGACGGTCAATCATGCTGCACCTCGCTTTGTTAAAGATGTGCGAAGGCCTCCCGCCGCAAAGTGCAGGAGAGACCTGGTACCGTAATTAATGGAGTTTGTTTTGCTGCTGGATGAGCTGCTGAAGCCCGCGCAGATCATCCGCCAGATAGCTGAAAACAGCGGCGGAATAGGTGTTTGACAGTGCGTGACTGCGCTCATGCAGCATATTGATGTGCATGATATGCGCGACGCGGAAGGCGCGGAAAAGTCTGCGGTTGATTTCAGTCTGGATGTGACGACGCGCAGCGTATGCGCGCTGTTGTTTGCGGTTTGCCATGGTGTGGCCTCTACGTGTGTAAGTTTTGAAAACTCACCATCCAGAGGTCTCAAACTCGGGGTGGTGAGACGTACAGGGTTGAGACTACCGGCAAACGCAGAACCCGGCCCGACCGAAGTCGGCCCTGTACGCCCCACCATAATTCTGATGCGAAAAAGGTGTGACGATACGGTACGCACAAAAAAACCGCTGGCGCGGTTGTGCGCTACGTTTGTCAGCGGGGTCTCAATCCCGGCACCCGTTTTATGAGGTGCAGCAGAAATGTAACCTGACTGATTGCGGCATGGCAAGCGGTTTTTTTGTGTGTGCATGATGATCACTCAGTTCGGCAGCAGTTCGTACAACAGGGCGTCGGCGGCGGTCCGGCGGTTGTAGAGGTGAAACGCCGTATCATCGCTGATGTGCATTTGCATCGTGATGTTGATGTGTTTCGCGATCATGCAGAACGTCATGTTGCGTCTGTCGCGTAGCTCCGTAACCAGCTCAGTCAGACGATCGCTGTATCTGGCACAATGGTGGCTCTCGCCGCATTTCTTAAGGCTGTAACCCCGTTTATGCAGTGTGTACCTCACGGTGCACTCGCTGCGTCCCACCTTCCGGGCCAGTTCCCGTGCGGTTTTTGCGTGACGGTTTTTGGTGAGAAAGGCGATGGCTTCTGCACTCAGCGGTGCTTTTCTCTTGCGACCAATCAACCCGCGATTACGTAAAAAAAGAATCCGGTGCATCACTGCGCTGCGGGTTCGCTGAAGTCGTTCAGCCATTTGCCATGTGCTGTGATCCTGATAAAGCGAGATAAGCAGTTCGTCTTCCTGTTGTGTCCAGGCACTGACGTGCTTCGGTGCTTTACCTGGTCCCCCCATTGGTTTCAGAAACATGATTTGGCCTCCTTACGGCTTTCTGGTGTGGAGATGATCAGATTCAGTTTCAGGGCGGTGGCGTGTTCCTCTTTTGCCCCCGGCGAGTCCTCCCAGCCATCCAGCAGGTAAATCACATCGGCACAGTGCAGCATGGCGCTCCCGATAAGCATGTAGTCCCTGTATCTCAGCCCGTCAGGGAGTGTTGCGGGGTTGAGTACGGTATGACCCTGCATCCTCAGGCGGGTCGCCGTCATGGTGAAGGCGGTGCGGTTGAAATCAGGCTTCCCCGTCATGGGGCCAGCGATATAGATAACGGCCATTACATGATCTCCGTGGTGGGGTGTGGAGCGGGAATGTGAGACAGCCAGCCCGCATTGACATCCCGGATCCGGACCTCACGGGCTGGCGGATAAACACCAATCACCTCTTTTGCCTGCTGGCGTGCACTGCTGCTGGCAGCCACAGCGCGGCGAACGCTCAGGGTGTGCAGCTCAAACGAGGAATAGATCTGCCGGGTTTCGGAGGTGTCACTGTTGGAGACCACCGGGTGGATACCGTAACGCTGCCAGGCGTTCATCATGAGCGCCGCAAGGTCACGGTGGTCTTTGCGGGTAAATGCCCGGCCGTTGTAGTGAGTGAACGCCTCTTTACCGTCCGGTGGCAGGTAGGGCGGATCGCAGTAAATGGCGATATCGCCGTGCACCGAAGAAAAACGGCGGATCTCAGCCGGCATTGTGAAGGCTGTACGGAAATCCGCGTGAATAAAGCGGGTCCGGGTCTCGTTGGCTTTATCAGCAAACAGGCGCATTTCCTGGCAGGGGAAATAAGGCATGCGGTGTTTGCCGAATGGCACATTGAATTCGCCTTTTTGGTTGGTGCGGTACAGGCCGTTAAAGCAATGGCGGTTCAGGTACAGAAACAGCGCTGCCCATTCCAGGGATTCGCCGCGTAATCTGTCGGTGGCCAGCGCGATGGTGTTAAATGCCCCGCGATGGCGTTTGTAGGCTTCCGGTGTGCCGCCATCCTTAAAGAGCGACCATGCACGATCCATTAATTCCGTGGTGTTGGTCGTCAGTTGCTGGTAGAAATTAATCAGCGCGGGGTTGCTGTCACACAATACGTAATAGTCATAATCCGTGTTCATGAAGACCGAGCCGCCGCCCACGAAGGGTTCGATCAGGCAGGCGGCTTTGGGTAAATATTCGCGCAGCTGCGGCATGATACTGAATTTGCCGCCCGCCCATTTGAGCGGTGAGCGCTGGTTCAGAATACCTTTCATGCGTCACTCTCCGGTTTTTTCCCGCGTGTGAATGGGGTGGGTTCGAGCGTGATTTCGCGCCGGATATTGCGCACGCGTAACTGCGAGCCGTCGTTCAGGCAGATCACGCGTTCATCATCCGGGCCGGTGATGTTGTCCAGCAGCGAACGGTCAGGGTTGATGTGGCGTTCCCTGATGCGGTAATGGTCGCCGGTGACAGTGCTCTCGCACAGAATGCAGATAATGGCGGGTTTCATGCGTCAGCCCTCCACTGCGACAACATCACGATGTGGGTGAAGGTGTACCGCCAGTAGGTTTCGTTTTTGGGGTTTTCTATGTGGCAGGTGTCCCGCATGAATGCAAAGAGTTCGTCGCGGGGATGGTTTTCAGGGTTAAAGCCGTCCCTGACGGCCACTTCATCGGTTATCTGGCGGCCCTGTATTACACCGATATCGGCAATGAAGGCCACGGCGAACGGCACGGTTTCGCCGTTCTTGTTTTCTGTGACCAGATGAATGTTGTCATACTGCCGGTAGGGCTGTCTTTTCAGGAGTCCGGCAAAGTCTGATGCGCGGGTAAATGTGGTTCCCTCCTCAAAAACCAGGGTACCGCCGGCGCTGTAATCGGGAAGAACGATGTTGCGGGTCAGGGTGTCTTCATGAAAATATTCTGCTGACTCCTGGCCCGCCTGGTAGCAATCAAACCCCGTCGGGCGAAGGGATGTGGTCTTGCGTCCGTTGCGGAATGCGTCAATAAAGCAGGGCTTAAATTTCATCTGTAACATCGTCTTATCCTCTTCACGTATTCGTTATGGTTAAGCAGTACCCATGTCCGGCCTTCGTCCAGACTTAACAGCCGGTAACGGTACATGACGTTGATGACGCGGGCGGTACCCGCTCCAGCCGTCGCACGTGTGACCGGTCCCCCTTCAGCAGGCGACGGTATGCCGCCCTTGCTGCCCGCTCCGGCTTTCCCCCTGGCTTCATCCGGTTTTTGCGGTGTCGCGCAGGGATAATCAGCTTCATTTGTCGGGGGTTATTTCCAGGTTTCTGGTCTTTACCCAGCGGTCTTCCTCGAAGGGGGAATCGAAACGGACGAAAACCCGGTCAATGGCGGGGCTACTGGTGCGGGTGTCAACGACCGTTCCGCGTTGCTGCGGACTGTTTTTCAGACATACGCGGGTCCCTTTGATGAATGTGGTGTGGCAGGTGTGTTCAGCACTTTCCTTTGCCGGGTCAGCTGCTGTCTGAAGGGTGGCAAGCTGATTTCTCAGACAGGTGTTTTCCTGTACCACCTGTTCAATTGCGTCTGCGGCGATAAGGTGAGGCTCCACTGACAGCACCATCATCGGGTTGTCAGTGTCAGCCATCATTGCGGCGTAGTTGCGTAAAAACATTGCGCCCGCAAGGGCTTTATCTTTGAGGGTGAGTGTCGGATTAATCATTTTTATTTCCCTTATTCAGATTGTGCGAATCCCGCCGCGTGAGCGGTGTATTAACGAAACCGGTTAATTAACTAAAGAGGCGGCGTGCTTTACGCTCTACGTCTTCTTTGTGCTGAATGAATGCGTTGTATGCATCCCGTTTTTTTTCTGGCGACGTCTGTCGCGTATTTCCCGCCATGTATCAATAAGTGTCAGTATGCAGATGGCAAAAAACATTGCGGCTGCAATCAGTGTGATAACAAATAACGACTCCGGTACACTGAATGAATAACTGAAATTCATCGTGATTACTCCGTAATTATTGCGGGTTCGGGAACCATGCCATCCGTTAATTGTTTCGCCATCCGGTTAAGTTCTTTAAGGTCCTCGCTGGCTCCCGTATCTTTTGAACAAAACAGGGTGTTGCGGACGCTGAATATTCCGCACTTCATTACTTCGAAGTGTGTTTTTCTGGCGCGGGGATTAATTTCGTTATCGAAGTAATATCCCTGCAGAAATTCGTTTACCTGTTCTGCTGTGTGTTTTCTCATAACGGAGTCCTCGTTAAAAATAACCGGTGATAAACCCGCTGTTATAACTCAGCCTGTTTAATAAAATTTTCTCCGTAAAGAAGGCGATCAACTGTGCGTAGCGCTTCGTACAACGTGAAATCCTGCCCGAACTGATTGTCGCCGCAGCTCAGAGCAAAAATGCGGTTTCCGGTAAACGGATTGCGCGGGTATTTGTGGACCACTATTCCAGCTTTCTCAATCATCCAGGTATGCTCGCCAATTTGTTTTACTGTATGGCCATCTGGTGTTGCGTGCGTCTCGTTCAGGTTATAGCGACTGTTACTACGTGATGCACTGGTAGCGACGTGGTGTACATGGCGTTCTACGCCATTACGAAATTTGGAGTATGGATTATTAGTGTTTTTTTTCATGATGATGCTCTGTTCATTGTTTTAGCTGTTAGCCAAAGCGTCTTTTAACATCGCCACAAGGTTTACTTCAGGCTTTTCCATTTTGGCGCGTTTGGGGCGGATAATAATTCGACCGTCAGCCAACATCTTTTTGCATGTATTAAGAGGGATACCTGTTATCTCTGCATATTTCTGCAGGGATACATAGGGGGCATTCACATTGATATTGATGGTTATACCTGACATCCCACTAACCTCCTGATCAGGAAGATTTGTTTTGTTCTTTCTGGGTTAGCTCTAGGCCGCGAAGGAAGATCATGCGCGCCATGTTAGAGGATGAGCGTTGTTCTTTAGCTGCCATCTCATCAATAAAGGCGCGCTCCTCCGCTGACAGTCGAAGTGCCAGTCTTTGACCTGTGGCGGTGTTACGCGGAATGCGTGACTTGGTGTCGTGACTAACTTGATTCATAGTGGTACATTGTGATCATCTAATGGTTCGTGAAATTACTTTAGGGAACAAAACTTCCTATGTCAACAGAAAAAGAGGAACTAAGCGTCATTATTGGCCGTCGATTACGGGAGGAGCGAGAGAAAATTGGCATGACCCAAGATGATATGGCGTCGATTTTTGAAGTTTCTACAAAGACTTGGGGGAAGTATGAAAGAGGGGTGACTACACCGGATGCAGTTATGTTGAATCTCTTGGGAGGGCGCTGCGGAGTAGATGTCTATTACATACTTTCTGGTAGTCGTGCACATGGCATCCCTAATGCTACTGAAGATGAGATTGAGCTAATTAAAATATATCGTTCTGCACCTTTGGCTGTTAAGGCGGCAGCTTTGGCAGCCTTGACTGCTGGTAGTTTGTCTCTAGGTACAATAAGAGCTTCTGGCAAAGGCCATCGTATTGCAGGTCGTGACTATAACGAAACGAAGGGTTAGTGATAGTAGGGAGGTGACATGGCTGTCAACTCAAACGGTTCAGACAATCGCGTTTCTGGGCGTGATTACCACGAAAAGAACATTCGGATAGAGCGGTATGATGGTCGTCATACAGTCAACATTGCAATCCCTTCCTGTGGGGCTGATGAGCGCCCATTAGTCAAGGCTCAGCGCCATCAACTGAAGTTGTTGGTTGATAAGATTGTTGATGTCAGCAAGGAAGAATCGTTTGTTGTCTGGCGTAAACTTCATGCTGAAATCGGTGTTGATAGCATCGATAAGATGACGGTGAATCAGTATCCAACCGCAATTAGCTTCCTCAATGCGATGCTTGACCGACATAAAGAGCGCGACGCCTGCAAATCACTTGTAAGTCTCCTTCTTCGCAATAGTGAGAATAATGAAGCTAGACAAAAACTTCTTCGATATTGTCATATCAATTTTGGAACAGGGCGCTTAAATGATCTTACTCGCTCTCAGCTTCAGATGGCTCTTTCATGGTTAGATCAGCAAACAACAGACTGTGAAAATAATTTGCCCTCAGATAATTCTAAATTTGTCGATAAACAATCGCGATTAGTGTTTCAGCAAATAATTAAAACATATCCAAAAGAAATGGGGGTATGTTTTGTTATTGGTGTTTTATTAGGCATGATTCTTTTCTGATAGATCGTTGTTGGAGAAATCAATTATGGCAAAAGCTTGCTTTAACGACTTTGAAAGAAATAAAAAAGATAAATTAAGCGAGCTGACAAAGGTGAGATAAGGGGGAGTGCAACTAGTAATGTAAAAAATGGTGTGAGTTACTTGTCATAGTCTTAAAGTGAAGTAATTCCTTGTTCACTAGGAAGTTCAAAGAGGTAAATGAATTATGGTAACTAATCCGCAAATTCCATTGACTGGCTTATATGTATCCAAAGTTAATCCATCTAATCGTATAGTTGTTACTGATGTTCATATTGTTTAGGATGATGACGATGAGCCAGGAGAGCTTCCTTTCTATTTGGTTACTTTTGTAAATGAGGGGGATGAGGATGATATGTTGGCTCCTTCTTGGGAGCTAGATCCTGAGGAATGGGAGCAGTTAGTTGATGAAGAGCGCTTTATGCGCGTGGAGCAACCATCTTAATTTATCCTTGGTGTGCACTTTTTAAGATGTCTGTTCGTAAATTACCTACTGGCAAATGGCTCTGTGAATGCTACCCCTACGGAGCAGCAGGAAAACGCATTCGTAAACAGTTTGTTACTAAGGGTGAGGCGCTCTCTTATGAGCGCCGTTTAATGAACAGTAATTTGGGGAGCGAGTTTCAGGATGGTTCTGGCCCCCGCCTTTCCGAGTTGGTTGCTCGCTGGTTTGAGATGTACGGTAAGACACTGTCTTCCGGTGAAGAGCGAAGGGCTAAACTTGAGGCGATTTGCTCCCGGTTGGGGGATCCGCTTGCTTCTCAATTTGATAAAAACATGTTTGCCACCTACAGGGAACGGCGATTATCAGGTGAATGGAATCCAAAGGGGAAGAGGAAGCTTAGCGAAGCAACCGTTAATCGTGAGCAGTCATATCTACATGCTGTTTTTGCCGAACTGAAGCGCCTTGGGGAGTGGTCTGGTGAAAACCCCTTAACTGGCATTCGCAAATTTCGTGAGGAAGAAAAGGAACTGGCGTTTCTGTATGTAGATGAGATTGAACGCCTTCTGATTGCGTGTGATGAGTCACGGAATAAAGATTTGGGGGTTGTTGTCCGTATTGGGCTTGCGACTGGTGCTCGGTGGAGTGAAGCAGAAGGATTAAAGCAATCTCAAGTACTGCCCGGTCGAATCACATTTGTTAAAACTAAAGGAAAGAAGAACCGCACTGTACCGATTTCACCTCAATTGCAGGCTATGCTTCCTAAAAAACGAGGAGCGCTATTTTCACCATGTTATGAGGCTTTTGACGCTGCAATTAAGAGAGCGAAGATCGAGCTTCCTGATGGGCAATTAACTCATGTGCTACGTCACACGTTTGCCAGTCATTTTATGATGCGGGGCGGAAATATTCTTGTGTTGCAAAAAATACTGGGGCATAGCGATATAAAAATGACTATGCGTTATGCGCATTTTGCTCCAGGTCATTTAGAGGCTGCTGTTGAATTGAACCCTTTTGACAATAGAGGGTAA